GTCTAAGGCTAATATCGCTGTGACAGTCGTTCCTTACAATACTGGCGAGGAGAACTATGGGGTCTCGCTGAGGATAAGGGCAATCCAGGTTCTGGAGTTGGCTCCAGAGAAGGAGAGCAACGACCCATTCGAAGTTCAGGATGGCTACACGACGGATGATCCGTTTGCGAGTAAGCCAGCCGCAAAACTTGAGGAAATCTTGGATGACGAGATTCCCTTTTAAGAAGGCATAAAAAAAGTTCAGCCCCTTCGGGATAGCTTGGAGAGGCTGTAAGGGGCTGAACTACCATCAACGAAACACAATATATTGCGAGGCGGCAATTAAATGGTACAACATCAGGGAAACAAAAACAACGCACATTGGGATGAATATTCAGGAAATATAATAAGTGCGTTAAATTTAAAACAAATTGCAAAAGGCGAGTGGCATGGAGCCTGTCCATCTTGTGGAGGCAAGGACAGGTTCTGGATTAGTAATTACAATGGCGAGGTTAAGGTTCAGTGTCGCCAGTGCAATGACTGGAAATCTATTATTGAAAATCTCAGGGATCAGGGTTTATACCCAAGGTTCGAGAAGAGTGAAGTCACACACATAAAAAAAGAAATAGATTGGCCTGAGCAGATACATCCATACCTCACAAAGAAACGCATCAAGCAACACAACGCATTGATTTCAGGTGACAACCTCATCATACCCATCATTAATTCTGAGGGTAAGAAGGTTGGCAGTCAGACAATAGACGGTGAGGGTGTCAAGAAATTCAGTAAAGGAATGCCCATCGTTGGCAACTTCAGTGTGGTTGGGGGTACAATCTCAGACTTCACTTACGTCGCTGAGGGTTGGGCTACAGCCTGTTCGGTGTCGGAGGCCACGTCAAAGCCCTGTGTCTTTGCACTCAACGCTAATAACTTACCGTCGGTTGTGGTTTCAATCATGCAAGCCAAGCCAGATGCAAAGATCGTTATTTGTGCTGACAATGATGACCCAGGGATAAAAGGAGCTGAGGCTTGTAAGGCTGACCACGGTGTCAGTTACCTCCTCCCACCAAAGGATATGGACTTCAATGATGTCTGGGTGCGTGGTGGAGCTGAGGCTGTGATTGATGCACTGACACCAAAGCGATATCAGGACAAGGTGTTCTGGGCTGACGATGCAGAGCCAATCCTCACGAATAATTATCTCATAAAGAATTGGCTTGGATCTAATCAACTGAGCTGTCTCTACGGCTCATCCAACACTGGTAAGTCGTTCCTAGCGTTAGATATGTCTTGGCACATTGCCACTGGTCGGGAGTGGAACGGCAATAGAATAACCCAGGGTGTTGTTCTTTATCTTGCAACTGAGGGTGGCAATAGTTTCAGGAACAGGGTGTTTGCCCTCAAGGAACATTACGGTGATGAGAATGCGTTACTTGCCGTGAGACCCAGCCCAGTTGATTTGTTTAACACGGAAGTTGATTTACCCACACTGGAGAAGCTGTGTGATGAGATTCGGGATGAGAAAGGTGAGATTGCCATGATTGTCGTGGATACACTCAGTCGTGCAATGGCTGGTGCAAATGAAAACACGTCGGAGGATATGTCTCAATTCATTAAGAACTGTGACTTGCTCCGCAATATATCTGGGGCGCACCTGATGATTGTGCATCACTCTGGGAAGGATACAAGTCGGGGTGCGAGGGGATCGTCGGCACTGAGAGGTGCGTTGGATACGGAGATAGAGCTTGAGGTTGACGAGGGTTCAGGCATTCGCACTGCACTCTCAACAAAGCAGAGAGACTTGGAGGGGGGAGCTGCGTTTAGCTTTAAATTAAATGTGGCAATCCTTGGAACAGATCCCGACGGTGATGACATCACAACTTGTGTGATCGAGAAGGCAGACGAGACTGAACTTGAAGACGCCAGAAAGAAACAGCCAAAGGGTAAGAACCAGAAGCTGTTCATTGAGTGCTTCAGGCAACTCAGGGCAGATAAGGTTGGCACACCAAATCAGGGTGGAACTGGCTGGCCTGAGCCACACACTTACTGGGTTATTCCAGAGGATCAAATCTACGAACACTTCAAGGGAAAGTTCACTGGAGCGAACTCTAGGACAGCCTGGAGACAGACAATCGAGGCACTGATCTCACATGACTTTATCTGTATGAACTTGGGTCAAATCTGGCTGTTGTCGAAAGAAGGAAAAGTATGAAAATGTATGAAAAATTAAATATAATAAAAACAATGACTTATAAATGCGTTTCATACATTTCATACACGTTTCATAAGCAAATCATACAATGTATGAATAATATGAATTACCTATAGGTATTCATATATATTCATCATGATCGAAAAAAGGTGGCTCATATGGGTGACGAGGAAGAGTACAGGAGGCCGAAGTTTAGAGGTCTCAAGGGGTTGGAGGGTTCTAGAATATTTTGGCATCCCTGTTCAGTGTGCGGAGATGTCAACGCTGGGCATGGGGTTGGCGTGGACTTCAAGAGAAAACATTTAGGAACTTGGTATTGCTCAGAGCATTTACCAGAACAATATAGGAGAAAGAAAAATGGCGAGAGCGAGTAAGTTATTAGTTGATGCGGCAATGATTGTGGATGGTGCGAGGCAGTCTGAGTATGGAAAGCCTCAAGAAAGTTTCGAGAAGTTAGCCGCACTGTGGTCAGCTTACACTGGTGTCGATATATCACCGCACGATGCCTGTGTCATGATGAGCCTTTTAAAAGTTTCGAGATTGGCGTACAAACCAGATGAAGACAGCTCGATGGATGGTGCGGCATATCTTGCCCTAGCCTCCGAGGTTAGCTCAGAGTGATATCAACCGCCTTAATTTGATATCATGTGTTTCTCCCTAAGACACTGAGCTGAATTGGCCTCCACTTAATTAATTTTAGGTGGGGGTCTTTTTTTTTATTTATTTTACATTTACCTCTTGTATCTGCTAGTGATTGCTATTATATACTAGATATCAACAGGGAGAAATAAAATGGGTTACATTAATATAAAAGGTTCTGAGGTTTCACCAAAGTTTAAATTTGAGAGAGTATTAGATGGTGCATCTGGAGAGTGGGATGAGGGTACGCCAGCTTGGGATATAAAGTATACTTGGAATGGTTATGATTACGAGAGTGTCGGAGTTGTGACAGCATTTTTAGGTGACGGAGTGAAAGCCACAATAGAAGGTTATAAAACAATATCAGGAAGAGATCCTTTTACAGTTTTTGAAGAGGCAGTAAAAGAAGCTAAAGATTTTAATATAGAAGATTTTAGAAGATAATAAATTGGGGAGCTTAGTCTCCCCATTAACTTAGGGAGAAATAAAATGGAAGTAAAAAAAATATACGATGGACGAAATTTAAGTGAATTTAATGAAGGTAAAGATTTAGTTTTAAAAATAGAATGTATTGGGTTTGATGGTTCTGAATACAAAGGTTGGTATCATACTGTCGGCACTAATTACAGTGGAAAGAAATACAATTTTTTTAAAAGCAAATTACCTAATGGGAAAAAATGTGAAAGAAAAGTATCCAGTAAAACTGAAAAAATTCTTATCGCAATAATCAAAAAAAATGTAGATCAAAAAAACTATTTAGGATGGGGAGAAATAAAATGACTCAAGATAAAAATAAGAAGTTTCTTGTGGAGTGGGTTGAAGGTTATGGTGACGCACCAAGTAAAATATTATCACTGCATGACATAAAGACAAATGATGAGTTTGACGGAAATCTATTGCGTGATAGTAATGTACTTGATGACCTTGAGTTCTCACAGAAGGAAGTTGTGACTTACAGCGATCCATCTGGTGAGGTTGTTTTTAGAAGGATAATGGTAGGATGACATCACATGCAATAGTTTCAGCTACCGAGAGAGGCTCTGTAGATGCCTACTACGGAAGGAGACCAGAGCCACATTACTATGTTGGTTACGCATACCAGTCAAATAGAGTGGAGCGAGATCAAATGACAAAAGGTCAAATCGAGGCATACCTGACTGCCTACAACGGTCAGGATGACGAAAAGGATTGGGGTTGATATGGCTGAATCTAAATTTTATCAGGAGATTAACTCTCATCTCAAAATAAATTCAACTTGGAAGCCTTACATTGGTAAGGCCAAGATTAAACAAAATGTTAATCTTTGGGCTGGAAAATGGAAAAAAATTATCAGCTTAGATGTTGATCACGTTACCTTGGAAAATAATAGAGACTTTAAAATGAGTGAGATAGAAGAGTTCCGAATAACTACAGAGTTTATGCAGAGTAAAAAGGATTGGGGTTGATATGGCTGATAATGACATGATATTGAGAGCTTTAGAAGAAGCTCATTTATCTTCAAATAATCATGAATTAAATAATTCTAAACGAATAGACTTTTTAAGATCAGTGCCTAAACTTTGGTCAGGAACATTAATTAAATATCATCCAGAAAGATTATTGGAAGTAAGAAAAGAATGTAAATTTTCAAGAAAGTTTGTTTGTGATAAGTTAAAAGAATTTAATTATTCTTTAAGTACAAAACAACTTGAATCAATTGAAAAAGGAAAATCTTCTAGAACAAATGGATCTACTATTTATTGGTTGGCAAAAATTTATGGTGTAGACAAAATGTATTTGTCTAATTTTCCATCTTTGGAAAAAAAACAAAAAATAAAATTTTTAAATATAAACAGACAATCTAGAAAAAGATATTTAGAATATATGGTCGATGATGCATCTACAGTGGATAGGTTTGTTTTTAAAAAAAAATATTCCGACTCTGATCCAAAGCTGGTTAAAAAAATATATGATCTTGTGGAGGATAAAATGGTTAAAAATGCAGTAGAGAAATTGATATGACTGAATTTAATTCCCTGAGAGAAAGAGCCTCACTTCGGTGGGGCTTTTTTTTTGCGTAAATATGTGTATATTAAAACTACGGTTAACCACTGAGAAAAGGT